AGAACTTCCAATAGAGCAATTTTTTTAGTAAGGGGGTGTTAGAGTGGCAAAGACAAAAAGGGCTGTGGAAAATGAAGTAAAGCGCAAAATGAAAGACCTTGGAACATACAAGAAAGAATATGATCAGATTATAAAAATCTATGCTGGTATGCTCTGGCAATATCAAATTTTTGAAGGTCAGTTTGAGGAGTCCGGTTATAAAATAACCGAGGAATATACGAATAAAGCTGGTGCCACCAATGAAAGAAAAGTCCCTCTTTACACTGCAATGGAATCCTTAAGAAAAGACATAGCCTCTTACTCTGACAAGTTACGTCTGAATCCTAAATCTAACAGTCCTAACGGCGGTGATGGAAAGAAAAAATCCAAGTTGACCAAGGTTCTGAGTGGTATGGAATGAAACAATATAAAAACTATGACATTGTAATGGAGTATGCTAAAAGCATTGTTGAAGGTAGGAAGATAGCTTGTAAGGAACAAATTCAGGGCTGCCAGAGATTTCTCAAGGATTTAGAAAACCCAGCTTATGAATTTAATCCACATGATGCAGAGTTTGTTATCGGCATTATTGAAAAAACTTTTGTCCATGCTCAGGGTGAAAAACTAGATGGTACTCCATTAAGAGGGACACCGTTTTTGCTGGAGCCGTTCCATAAGTTCCAAGTATATAATCTTTTAGGATTCTATTACAAGGGTACGAAGATAAGGCGCTTCAAAGAGGCGTTTATTTTTATACCCAGAAAAAATATAAAAACAAGTTTTGCCGCTGCCTTATCCTGGGCACTTGGTTTACTACAGAGAAAGAGTGGAAGTAAGATTTATATCGTTGCCGCTGCCTTAAAACAATCTCTTGAGAGTTTTAATTTTATAAATTTCAATTTGGATCAGATGGGTGAGAAAGAAAATTTTCGTGTTATCGACAATAACCAGGAACACAGCATACAGGGTGAATTTGAGGATGGTTCATTATATATTCAAGCGCTCGCGGCAAACCCAGATAGACAAGATTCCTTGAATTGCAATACGGCCATAGCCGACGAGCTACATGCATATAAGACACCGAAGCAATATAACATTATCAAGGAAGCCATGAAAGCCTATACGAATAAATTGATGATAGGAATAACCACGGCGGGGGATGATATGAACAGTTTTTGTTATAAGAGGCTTCAGTATTGTAAAAAGATACTTGATGGCACTGTAAAGGATGAAGCCTACTTTGTTTTTATATGCAAGGCTGACGAAGACCCTGAAACGGGAGAAGTTGATTATACAGACCCTAAAGTGCATGAGATGGCTAACCCTGCTTATGGTGTCTCCATAAGGCCAGAGGATATAATGAATGATGCTATGCAGGCCCAGAACGATCCACAGCAGAGGAAAGACTTTCTAGCAAAATCCTTGAATGTCTATACAACTTCCATGAAAGCATATTTTAATATAGATGAGTTCAGGAAATCCGACAGTAAATTCCACTGGACAATAAAGGACTTATTAAAATTGCCTATTAATTGGTTTGGTGGTGCGGACCTGTCCAAACTCTATGATTTAACAGCGGCCGCCTTATATGGCACGTATTACAATGCCTACAAGGATGAAAAAGGAGACATGCATAACGTAGATATAATAATCCCTCATGCTTGGTTTCCAGTTGTAATGGCTGCAAGAAAAGCAGATGAAGATGGTATTCCACTCTTTGGCTGGAAAGATGATGGCTGGCTTGATATGTGTAATAATCCTACTGTAAATTATGCTGATATTGTTAACTGGTTTATTAAAATGCGAAAGATGGGATTTAAAATAAAACAAGTTGGTCATGATAGAAAATTCTGTAGAGAATATTTTATAGGTATGAAGAAAGCAGGATTTAGAATAATTGACCAACCACAATATTTTTATAAAAAGAGTGAAGGGTTTAGGCATATTGAAGCTAAGGCAAAAGATGGCGATTTATATTATTTGCATAGCGAAGCCTTTGAATACTGTGTGCAGAACGTACATGCTGTGGAAAAAACTGACGATATGGTTGCCTACGATAAAGTAGAAGAAAAGCAAAGAATTGATATATTTGATGCTTCAGTGTTCGCCTGTGTGAGAATGCTAGAAAACTTAGAAAAGAAAAGCTCTGCAGAGAAATGGTTAAAGGATTAAAATATGATATAATATAAATATGGGATAGATAAGGGAGTAGCTACCTTTATTGATAAGAAGGATATCCGAACCTTCTTCCCTATAAATAAAATTTAATATTCGGATAAAACACTATCGGAGGTGTATTTATTATGTCTAAAAATATAGCAGTATACCAAATACTTAATAAAATTAATGGAAAGATGTATATAGGAAGTAGTATTCATCTTAACAAAAGAATAAACGACCATTTATGTATGCTAAGAACTAATAAGCATGAAAACTGTTATCTACAGCACGCCTATAATAAATATGGTGTAAAGAATTTTGAAATTAATATATTAGAATATGGTTCGTGTAAATCTGATATTAGGGTAAAAGAACAAAAATGGATTGATAAATTAAATGTTTGTAATCCTGAAAATGGATATAATATCAATAGGTTAGCCAATGGTGGTAGTTTGCCTGGAAAATATTCTAATAATTATGGCAATAGAGGAGCTAAAAATCCGTTGTCAAGACAAATTGCTCAAATAGACTCTAAAAGTAAAAAAGTAATTAGAATATGGGGTTCGTTAAGAGAAGCTAAAAGAAACCTCAATATAAATATCACTCATATTGGAGAAATCTGTGATTTCTTTGCTAATAGGAAACTGCTAAAATTAAGTAAAGGCTATGGGTGGTGCTATGTAGAGGATATAAATAAAATTGAAAATTCTAGGATTTTTACTTATAAAGATAGAAAGCCTGTTTTAGACCATTCTAAAAAAGCTAGACATAAGTCTTTAAATGGTATGGCTAGAGAAGTTGTGCAACTAGCATTAGATAATACATTTATTAATAAATATAAATCCATTGTGGAGGCCGCAGAACTTAATAATATTAATGCAAATGTTATTTATAATCAACTATTTAGAAAACCTAAGCACCCTAAAAATTATAGATGGCTATATTTAAAAGACTATAAAAAGATGAAAGTATCCTGTTAATGGGGTACTTTTTGTTTTATTAAAATAAGGAGGGTAGACAATGGCAATATTTAACTGGGGTAAGAGAAAAAGAACTAGAGCAGAGCCGAAACAGAAAAGAGCATCTTCTGAAATTGGTTGGCTTTTATCTGATGAAGCATATAGTACTTTATGTGTTCCAGGATATACACGACTTGCAGATAATCCAGAGGTACAGATATGTGCTGGGAAAATAGCTGATTTAATCTCCAGTATGACAATATATCTGATGCAGAATACAGAAAGTGGAGATATAAGGATACAAAATTCACTGTCTCGAAAAATTGACATAAATCCGTATTCTCTAATGACGCGTAAGACATGGATGTATAACATTGTTTATACAATGCTTTTACCAGGTAGAGGAAACTGTGTTGTATATCCTAAAATGCAAGATGGTTATATTGATGAATTAATACCTCTAAAACCTTCTCTTGTAAGTTTTGTTGATACTGACACAGGATATAGGGTGCTTTATAATGGCAAGCCATATAATTATGATGAAGTATTACATTTTGTCATTAATCCTGTTCCAAATAGGCCATGGATAGGACAAGGTTATAGAGTGTCTTTGAAAGATATAGTTAATAATTTGAAACAAGCCACGGCTACTAAAAAAAGCTTTATGTCCGATAAGTGGAGGCCCAATATTATTGTTTCTGTAGATGCAGAAACGGAAGAACTCTCAAGTAAGGAAGGAAGAGAAAAAGTACTTAATAAATATATTGATGAAACTGAAGGTGGTAGACCTTGGATTATACCAGCAGATTTAATTAAGGTTGATACGATAAAGCCTTTGAGCCTTACTGACTTGGCTATTAATGAAGCTGTAGAAATAGATAAAAAGACAGTAGCAGGGATATTTGGTGTACCTGCTTTTTTTGTTGGCGTTGGTTCTTTTAACAAAGAAGAATACAATGCTTTTATTAATTCAACGATTCTTCCTATGGCTAAAGGGATAGAACAGGTTTTAACAAAAGGGTTACTTTATAGTCCTGACTTGTATTTTAAATTTAACTCCAGGAGCTTATATGCTTATGATATTAAAGAACTTGAGAGTGTAGGGGCAGACCTATATGTTAGAGGTGTGATGCTTGGTAATGAAGTACGTGACTGGCTTGGCATGTCTCCACTTGAGGGTCTTGATGAAAGAGTTATCCTGGAAAACTATATACCGGCAGGTATGATAGGAGATCAGAAAAAGCTTAATGGCAACGGAGGTGATAAAAGTAATGGATAAAAAATAAAGCCTATTTTTTAATAGACTTCACATAGCTTTCTAATATGGTAATAACCATGTTGTTAAAGCTTCTGTTTTCTTGTTTTGCTAATTCTTCAAGACGTTTTTTTAATTCTTTTGAAAAAGTTATATTAGTCCTAGTATTTTTATCACTTACTGTCATATAAATCACTCCTTTTTTATATGATAACATGGTATTAAAATGTTGTCAAAGTGGTATCATAGTGGTATAATATAAATAAAGGAGTGAGGAATATGAATAGTGGCATATATGCAATAAAAAATATTGTTAACGGTAAAATGTATATAGGACAGTCAAAGGATATTAAAAAAAAGATGGAGTTTTCATTTGTGGACATTAAGAACTAATAGGCATTTTAACCCGAAATTACAAAATGCATTTAATAAATATGGTGAAAAGAATTTTAGCTTTATTGCCTTGGAAAGTTGCGCTGAAAATTTATTAAATAACAGAGAAGTATATTATATTTCATTATATGACACAGTTGATAGTGGGTACAATATAACTCAAGGGGAAGATGGAAGTCCAGGAAGAAAATTGTCAGAACAAACTAAAATAAAAATTTCTAAGGCTAACAGCGGGAGAAAAAACACTAAGGAAGAAAAAATCAGAAAATCGCAAGCCTTAAAGAAATTATGAAAAGACCCAATATTTATAATGAAGATGCATAACCGCCCCAGGCCTAAAATCAGTTGGAATAAAGGTAGAAAGCATACTGAAAAAGAAAAGAAAAATTTAAGTGAGAAATTAAAAGGCAGAAAAATATCAGATGAGCATAAGAAAAAATTACATGATTTATATAAAGGAGAAAAATCATTATCTGCAAAATTAAAAGAAAAGGACGTTGTTAATATTAGATTGAGGTTTCTAAAGGGAGAACGACAATGCATTATAGTTAAGGACTATCCAGTCACCAATCAAACTATATATGACATTGTTCATAATAGGAGATGGCAACACGTACCTAATACAATTGAAGAATTAGAAAAAATGGTAGATTGATATTTCTACCATTTTTTAATAAAAGGGGGTGGGAAAATGGACCATA